CGCGGCAGTCCACGAGTCTTGTGTCAGCTTATCCATGCCAGCAACCTTTCTTCTAGTTCATCAAGGCAGGTCTCGTTCACCACGAACGTGAACCCGCCAGCGTTGCAGATTGCAATCAACTCACGCTCTTGCAGCGCAGTTACCTTGCCCTTGCCAGCCTTGCACTCGATCGCAACGAAGCGACCTTTGTAGCAGCCGATGATGTCGGGTATCCCGGAGCGCCCAAGCCCCATGCCCGGAGGCATGAAGTGGTAGATGCCCAAGCGGTCCAGCATCTTGCGCACAGCGTTCTTGACCTTCTTCTCGGGGGTATCAGCCATGTCAGTACCCCCTGAACTCTTTGAGCTTTTGCATGTAGTGCTTGGCCTTGCCCGCGTCATCGCTGCCGTCCTTGCGCCCAGCACGCAGGCTGTATTTGATGATGTTGCCCTTGAGGAAGCCTACGAACTCCTCGGGGCTGAGCACTGCCTCCATGATGTGCCATGGCTGGATGGGCATGTCCTTGTAGTGGTTGCCACTGATCTGTATGTCGTCGGCCGTAGTGCCGTTCGCGCTTTTGTTCAGCATCTGCTGCATAACTTCTTCTTCCTCGGGGGTGATGGGTCCGTGATCTTCCACAGCTGCGTCGTTCTTCATGGTTTTCTCCTTCGTTGGTTGTCGGGTCGGGGGCAATTGTCTGGCGGTACTACGACACACCAGATGGCTGTTGGTGGGTTACCTCTTTGGCGCACCCATCTGTCGATGTATGCGTCAGGCATTGTGCTGAGTAGTTTACGGATGTTGCTGGGCTCACGCTCAAGGTGGTTGGCCATTGTGCCCACGTCCAGCCCGTCAGGGTTGTCCTTGAGCAGCATACGCAGGGACTGCGTGGCGTTGGTTCTCATAGCTCGTGCTTGTTGAATGAGGGTTTAACACCGGGATGCGCCCGGCTGTGGACGCTGAACTGTTTGTACGCAATCACGTTCTGTTCCTTGGTTAGATTTTCATACACCTTGGCGTTCTTTGGCCGAAAGTGAACGTCCAGAGTAAACACGCTCGGTCTTGGGTTGTGCGCCCAGTGGAAGGGCGACTCGGGATGGCATTTACATTTCATTTGGTTTCTCCCATTGCTCGGATGGCGGTGGCAAGGTTTGTGCAGACGTTGCGCCCTACTTCATTTACGTATTCGGGGTGAAACTCCCAGATGCTCGATATGGCTTCCTCACACACCTTTGCACACGCCTCACGCTCATCAGCACGGACAAGGGCAGCAAATGCTGTGAGGTGTGCAATGCTTCCATCTACAGCATTAATTTGTACAACCACATCAAAGCCAGCCTCACGGGCCATGTCTATCGTGGTTTTCATTTCATTCCTTTCAGCATCTCTGCTCTGCAATCGTTCCAGCCTTGGATGTATTGGGGATGCTCACCCTCACGGGTTCCAAAGGCATCGGGCACGGCTGGCTGTGCTGCGGGTGGGGCGGTGTAGAGTTTGGTTCCGAATGGCAGTGTCTGTATCCAATCAAGGTCACAGATAATTTCCCAGCCTGATTCTTGCAACTCAAAGACAGGCTGGACAGGTGCTGCAACCCCCCGCCGTGACTCGGCCAGCGCATCCGACAGGATTTCTACCTGACGGTTGGTGGCATCAAGTTCGGCTTGTAATCGACGTAATTCCGCAGATGCTTTTCGAGTAAGTGACTTTGGGTCTGGTTTACGACCCATGTCCATTTGTGTTGCCCAATGATCCAGCGCGGAAGCCAGCTTCAATGCTTCGTCTTTCATTTGATGATCCTCAGAAAAGCGCCGCATCGGGCGCACTTGTAAATCGGTTGGCCCTCGACAGGCTCCCACATGTGTTGCTTGCAGTTGGCCATGCTTCACCCCACCAAGACGTTACGCAATGCTTTGAACAGTGCGATGGCTTGATGCACAGTCAGCTTGTCGATGACATCGTTCGGTGACCACTCGTTGCTCTGCGGTGTAGGCTCGGCAACGGGCGCTGCTTTGCGAGTGATGGTGACGATCTTGCGCTGCTGTGCTTGAGGCTTCTTGGCCAGCGCCTTGATTGCCCTAGCTGACTTGATCGGCGTGTACTCATTCATCGTGACATAGAGCAGGTGTGCGCTCTCGCGCATCATGCCTTGCTTGCACATCTGCCCAAGCAGGGAGGTCACAGAGCTTGACTTAAACCCTTGCGTACCCAACGCAAGAGCGACCTCTTTGCGGGTCTTGCCGGGGTTGTCTCGCACGTAGTCGAACGTGATGCGGGTCACGTTGTTGGTCACAGTGAAGTAGGGCTTGGCGGGCTCGGGTACAGGGGGCGAGGCAGGCGGCTCCCAATCGTCGAGGGCTTGGCGTAAAGCAGTTGCGATATCAGGCATGTGATTCTCCTTTTGTTGATAGGGAAAGATTACTTGAGGCGATGGATGCGAGGCACAGCGAACCACGGCTCAGTGGTGTCGGCAATGACACTTTTCTCGGGGGGGGGGGGTGCTATCTTCTCGGACGGGGGTGTCCATCCGTACTTGCGCCACAGCGCCTGCACGTCAGCCCCGCTGCTCCACTTGAAGTCGGGATGACCTACCGGTATCCACGGCATGGTTTTATTTGCTTCGATGATCATAGTTTTCTCCTTGGGAATGTGTATTGTTTGTCAAGTGCTAGACATTTGTCAATATCTTTTTTCATGGTGTCTCCTAACGTGCGGATGGGCCATAGAACTGCGCGAGGTCTTCCCCTGTTTCTGTTTCGGGGTCGTCCTCTGCGTCCTCGTTGGTTGAGCCGATGCCGAAAACGCGTTGCTCGGGCAACACGCCGTCATTTACAACAGCGTCTTGGAACGCATCAAGGAAGTGCACCAGCCCATTGAGTAGCAGGGCTTCGGCCTCCGTGGTCTTGGTGCTGTCGCGCAATTCGAGCAGCAACATCTTCTGATGCCACAGCATGTCGTAGTCAACGTCGTGGATGACTGCTTGCATATATGTCATTTCATTCTCCTTTTAAAAAAGTTACGCCGTCAGCGGCGAGCATGGCAACACCTACGGCCCACGGTATGTGGGTAGAACTCCCGCACTCAACCTCGTTGCCGTTATCGTTGTGCAAGAGGATCGTGTAGTAGCAGGTGTTGTAGTCCGCATCGAAAGTCAGGCGCATGTCCACGCTTGTGTTGCCCTCATCGGGCAGTGAGTACAGTTCTTTGCTGTAGTCGTAGTAGGGCGAGTGGTGTTGGATAAAGTGCCACTTGTTTGTGTGTATCATTTCAGTTCTCCAAGTAAAGAAACACGGCCAAGAAGATGGCCAACAAAAGAAAAATGATGCGCTCACCTTTGTCGGTGATGGGCTCACGGTGTGTGGGGATAGGCTTTGCAGGGCCTGTGTATCGTTTCATTTCATTCTCCTTCGGGTTGTGCTGGTGATACACCACGTATCACCAGCGGGTTGATTACACGGCGTAGGACTGGTCGAATATCTCGGCCAGCACTGCTGTGGGGTCATAGGTCACGCTGTTCTTGAGCGCAGTGGCAAGCACCTGCTCGTCGATCTTGTTGCGGTCAATCAGGCGCTCGGCCATCTCTGGGTCTTCGGGCCACACGGACTCACACATGCGCTCGATGAGCCGCTGCTTGCTGCCAGCTTGCGCATCGTACAAAGCCTCCTGAAGCTCGATGGTGTAGGAGTCGTAGTCATAGTCGTCATCATCAAGGTGATGCCACTTAGTCCAGTCGCTTGCATAAGCAGAGCTGACACCCGTCAGAGATGCCCCTGCGTACGTGCCGTACCCCCAGTCCATGTACTCCACCACAGTCGGGTCACGGTCAGTGGGCAGGGAGTCCCAGTCAATCAGGGCCACACGGTCGGCTAGCGCTTGGAAGTGGATGATGTCGAGCGACTCCTTGTCGCTGTGCTCAGAGTAGTAGCCCACGCTGATGTTGGTGCACTCGGGTATGACCTCGATGAACTCAGCCGTGTCGGTGTACACCCCTGTGTTGTCGGGCAGATACATCAGCGTCATGTCATCGTTGAGCGCATCACTCAGGGCATCGGCAAACGCATCAGAGCAGCAGCGCCCACGACCTTGGTGTGTGATGACACTGTCGATGCCCTTGCGGTCAAACGCAATGGCCCGGTCGAACTCAGCCAGTAGCTTGGCGTCATGCTTGGCCAGATGCGTAGCCCCGATACCGCCGCACTCCTCACCTTGCGTGAAGATGTAGTAAGCAGGCACACCGCTGTGCATCAGGTGCATGAGCATCGCCACACCTGCGCCATCATCGGCCCCCAAAGCTGCACCGTCAGCGTACCAGTAGGTCGGTGTCTGCTTGATCTTGTTGGGGCCTTCCTTGCGGTGCACTGTGTCAACGTGCGCAACGAACAGCGTCCGGTTGGATGCGTTCAGGCGTGTGTCAACGTGCAGGTTGCCCGCCTTGTCGCGCTTGATGCGTGCATCAGCAGGGACACGATCTTCTAACCAGTCAGTCAAGCGGCGCGTACCCTCGCTGTTGTGTGGGCGCATCATCGACAGGGCACGGGCAAGTGTCTTGTACAGGATAGTGTGTTTGTTCATTTGGTTTCTCCATCAGTTTCGTTGGTTACTTCTTCAGTCTCAGGCGCATTGTCCGGGTGGTACAGGGAGCCGTCTACCTCTACGTTGTCGGTGTCATCGGTGTACCAGTTGTACGTGCTCTGACACTGCCAGCAGTCGTCTTTCAACTCATACCTACCCGTGTCCTCGGCGTAGCAGGTGTCATCGTCATCAACGTGGTAGTACGCATCACAGGACTCGACATACACAGCGTTGTCGGTGTGCGTGTACTCGCCGTCATGCAACTCCACGATGCTGTTGTCGTCAAGGTACTCGTCGTGGTAGTACTCGTCGTCAGCTCGCACTGCGTTGTCGTTGTGTACGTAGTACTCGTTACCCCTGCGGCCATACACCATCGTGTAGTTGTCGATGCAGCACTGGCCGACTGTACTGTCGCCGCCGTAGCCGATCGAGTAACTGTCGTCCTCGTCCATACCCTCGCCGCAGTCATCGCAGGTACAGGTGTGACCGTTGATGATGCCGCTGGTACTGCACGCCTCGTACCCATCGTATTGGCTGATGCGGAAGGTGTCGTCCTCCTCAACAACGTGCTGACTACCACCGTCGATGTACGGCATCAAGTACCCCTCACGGCGTAGCGGATAGCGCATGATGTGGATGTGGTCAGGCCAGCCGCGCCACTTGGCATAACCCAAGCCCTTGAGATACGCCTCGATGGCCTCGTCAGCACCTGAGTGCGATGCGTAGTCACGCTCTCGTTTGTATGAGCGAACGAACCCCTTGTCACCATCCTCGCTCTCGTGCACAAGGCAGCGACCCAGCACCATGCCGTCAGTGTCAGTGCGCACAGCCATGCCCCAGCCAAGCGATGGGTCGTACACCTCATAAGGGTGGCGCTCCTCCTTGTCATGGCACAGGATGTCGAAGCTGCTACTCATGCACGAGCGCGGCCCGTTGATGACTGCGTGCACCATCTTGTCCATCTCCTTGGTGAGTATGGTCGAGCCACCATACGTGTACTTGGCACCGATGTCCCGGATCAGGTTCGATGGTGCGTCAGGGAAGTGGCGCGTCAAGTACTTACCGATCGTAGTGATGACCGCTTTGATGTCGCTGTCGCCGTTGTGCATAGCGGCTTGCTCGTTGCGTGTGTAGGCTAGGCGGTTGGGGTCACTGAGGGACTTGTGCGGCCACTCAAGCAACAGTTGATGCCAGTCCTCGGCACGATACTTGTACTCGGTCATCATGTCGAACACAGCAGGGTGCAGTGCATGACGTGTCCGCTGTTGCTCGAACCAAGCACGGCCCGGCACAACGAGGCGGTAGTTGCCGTAGCCGATGCGCTCATGCACCCCGTCAGAGACGATGCGTGCGGCTTTCATAAACACATAGTCCATGAACTGATGTGCTTCTCGTGTGTCTTTCCATGTAGGCATTTTGCTTTCTCCAGTTTCAGATTTTAGGAATGATGGGTATACCGGGATCGGTCGCCACCCATCAAGGCGCTGTGATACATCCTGTATCACGGATTCACTCAACGACAACAGTCCACCCCATCGCCTCGATGACTCGCTTAAGGGATGGGTCTGGCGTCATGCCAACGATGATCGTTGCTACCTTGTCGGTGTGGTTGATACGCACCATCGTCATTGAACGCGGCACCATCCACACACCGCCATCCTTGACGGTGTCGAACATGTTGCGTGTCCACTTGACTGCGTTGTTCATGCCTGCCTTGGTGTCAAGGTTGTAGTTCATAGAAGCTCCTTTGGTATGTCAATGTTGTCGCCCAGCTTGGATGCAACGTAGCACCGCATGGCGGCGATCAGGGGTGTTGGGCCAGACTCAGTGTGTTCAATGTAGCCGCCCACTGAATCAGAAATGTCAGCAGTCCACGCAAGTCCCGTGCGATCTACGCTGATTCCCTCCCGCTCAATGATCGGCCCACCTTTTGCCCAACTTGTTGAGTAGCAGTGCACGTATGGATCAAACGAATATCCGTCGGGTAAGTGCCCAGCACACTTCGCCACTGCCCAGTCGAGGGCAGCGTCTGTCAGTTCACTCGTTTTCATTTGCGTCCTTTCTTTGGTACTGTGAATGTGCCGAGCCACTCAGTGCCCGGCACTTGGGGCTGGAACATGTTGATCTCGTACTCAGTGGTGTGCGGTACGGGCACACTGAACAGGTTGTAGGTGTACCCGTCCTCGTTCATGATGTCGAGCAGTGCAGGCAGGTCTCGCGTCTCGTTGGTAGTGGCCCACGTCGCTACGCTTGCGGCAAAAAAGTGTTGGTCTTTCATTTGCTTATCTCCTTGTGATTAAAGTGTGCAGTACCAGCGATGGGCGCTGATACGTCTGGTTTTGAGGCGAACGCCTGCGGTCTGGCGCAGATGGCTGTTGAACATCTTGACCAAGATGGACTCAACACCACCGCTTGGCACGGTGCGTAGTTGGTCGCTCTCGATGATGACAAAGCCTTGCGCTTTGAGCGTCTCGTGCAGTGCATGCCAGTCATGCACCACCTTGGTAGGCACTGGGGTAGGTGCGGCGGTGTACGCCGTGTTGGGTATGTCGTCAAGCCTCATTTGCTTTCTCCTAAAAGTTCATCACGCCATGCGTCAAGCTGGGCGAGCACACTCTTGCGTGTGCCCTCGTACCCCATCATCTTGAGCGTTGAGTAGGCCGTTGGCCCACGGGACTTGCTCATGCCTACCATCTCCAGCTTGAGCATCTGGCGCAGGGTTAAGAGGCGAGCCGCCTCGATCTGTGATCCGGTTAGTGTTGTCATTTGCTTTCTCCTTGTGGTTGATGTGTTACAGGTCTTGCACTGCCATGTAGATGGCATCGCGTTGCTCTTTGGTAAAGAAGCTGCGCAGGTTGGCCGCTATATCGAGGCACTCTTTGTATGTGTTCATCGCTTTGATGCTGTCGTGGCTGTACCCGTAGAGGTCGCACCAGTCGTTGAAGTTGTAGTCCGCTGCGTCGGCGTCCATGAACAGGGCGTGAAGCACGTCTGCGATCTTGGGTAACTGTGGCTTGCGTAGCTTCTCCAGCGCCTCGTATGCCAGCGTCCCTTTGCGTGGTGGGTTGAAGGCTAGCGCCAGCGCAGGTATCGGTGAACGTAGGCCAAGCCCTGTGTAGTAGTCCGTCGTCCATGCACGAGACTGCGATGGGTTGGTGATGCGTACCCGCCAGTGGTCACACTTCCAGTTGTCATCACGCTCTGTCTGCCCTGCGTAGTGGATGGTGATGGGCAGTGACGTGAAGTCGAGGGTTGGGGTTGCTGGTTCTGCTGTGTTGTCTGTTGTCATTTGCTTTCTCCTTCATCATCAACGCAGGTAGTCCAGCAAATCTCCCCGTCGCCGGGGTATGCCTTGTCAACATCGAACAGGTCAAAGGCGGTGGCCTCTGCCTCCTCCACGCTGGAGGCGTCAACCTCTACGGTGTGGAAGTAGGACACCACCACTTGCACTTGGTATCTCTTTATCATTTGCTTCTCCAGTTTCAGATGCCGCCCTTTGAAGGTAGGCTCCACCATGCGGGCGGCGTTGCATGGTGGAGTGGTTGGTGATACACCGTGTATCACCGGGTTAAAAGGTATTGAGTAGCCCCGTCCATCGGGCAGGAAGGGGCATCGTTGGTTTGAGGTTGTCCATCGCAAGGTAGGCGCGTTGCAAGTCCATATCTCGGGCATCGAGTTCGGCAATAAGCTCGGGGGCGGTTGCAAAACTGCGTTTTTGGTCAATCTCGTCTTTCACTTTCTTCATCTGGCCCACAAGAAACGAGCGTTGGATGATGTGTGCATCGGGGGATATGCGCCGCTCGAACGGGACTTTTCGCTTGCCTCGTGCGGGGTGGGGTGCGGCGTCGAACAGATCACGGACGTGCCGCTTGTGTTTGGCGCTCACGTAATCAGACCAGTGCTCGCCGTTGTTGGGTATGACCCGGCCTGTCTCCTCCTTGAGATAGGACACGAACTGGCCCGGTGCAAACTCGCCTGCCTTTTGTAGCTTGACCAGTCTTGCGATCAACTCAACGAGCACGTCCTCGTAGGCGGATAGCGCCTTGTACTTGGCCGCAGTCCCTGCGTTGCCGAACTCAGCGGCTACTTGGCGTTTGGCTTGCGCTTTCATGGTGCGCACGCCGCCAAGCTCAAGCCTTGCGGCAGACAAGATGTCGTCCCACAGTTGGTGCGAGACAGTGGCCTTGGTTTTTGCCTTGCGTTGTCGTGCTTTGGTCAGCTTCACAGCGTGCAAGATGTCACGCATCACAGGTACAGGGTACTTGTGCTCGATCAAATGGCGCTCCAAACGGGCCGTGCTCATGACCAACCATGCGGGTTGCAGGTTTTCTTCCATACTTTTACTCCTTAAAATTACGAATTGTACAGGGTCTGTCCAGACTGTCCTATTTCTTTCACACGTTAAGGCAATGGCCGGACGGCCCACAACCCGCATGGTTACTGGGTTTCTCGGAGGACTGTCCACTTATTGCTGCCAAAATCAAACCACATATTGCTTCACCTTTAATTTTATATATGTGTATATGTGTGTGCATACGTGCCAACATATAAAACAAATTCTCCTTCTCTATATCTATATAAATATATATAGAAAGATGGACAGTTTTGGGTGAATCCACGCAACCATGCGGGTTTGCGGCTGTCCACGCTTTGCCTTAACGTGTGAAAGTAAGTGGACAGTCCGGACAGTGGTTTTTAAGCAACACTTTTCGGTGATACGCCGTGTATCACCGATTAGAAGCCGTCCAAGGGGCGTTGCTGCCTGATGTTGATCTCGTGCCAGAGCTGTGCGACTGAGGCGCAAGGGATGCTGATGGTTGTGCCCACCATGCACAGCATATGGATGGTGTAGGTGGGGTCTTTCTTGCCGTTGGGGTAGTAGGTCTGAGCGCACCAGAGTGCGCCAGCTTGGTCACGCCATTGGGTGAGGGTTTCGAGTGTGGGTTGCTTGTGGTTACGCATGGAAGTTTCTCCGATTGGTTTTGGCTATGAAGTCGCCGCCGTGATTGTTTAAGTCACAGGCGGTTAGACATGGGGAGGAACAACGGGCCAGCCACGCCCGTTGAGTTTGCTTGGTGATACGCCGTGTATCACCGATCACTTCAAGGCGTTCAGCAAAGCCATTGCTTGCTTGATCTGCTCTTGCAGAGTCTCGCCCTCGAAGTTGCCAAGGAACTCCATCGCCATAGCCTTGGCCGCCGTGCTGATGCGCTGTTGCTTGGCAGGGGCTTTGGCTTTCTCAGGGGTGAACCACACCATGACGTTGCGTCTCCACGATTGGAAGGCAGCGCCGTGGCGTGACTCACGTGTGGATTCTTCGCCGGTGTAGAACACGGCAGTCCCCGCCGTGTTCCATGTGTAGTTGCAGCCGTACTTCGTAGCATGGACTTTCGCAAGCTCCTCAAGAAGCGTGATACATGGTGTATCACCAAGTTCTTTCGCCGCCGCTTGCATGGCGTCCCCGTATGAGATGCCCGCAGTAAGGAAGTCTGAGTAGGCTTTGACGGCGGTTTGGATTGTGGTCAGTTTTTTCATGGATTTTCTCCGTTGGGTTGTTGTCTTGCAGGGCCATTCCCTACTCGACAAACCCTAGTTTCCGGCAACCCCCATTCGATAGCCACTGAGCCCCCTGTTTTCGAGGCAAAAAGGCCACTTTCCAGACCCCACCGTACCCCCATAGTCCCTTTTTGGAGCGTGACACGGCTTCGTAGTACAACACTGTTCCACACCCGCTCCCAGCACTTTGTAAAAACTTAGACAAAACCCCAATTTCCAGCGACCCACCCCCCTGTATAAAAACACAGCCCTCTAAAAAATTTTATAAAAATTTCAAAAAAACTGGGGACGAAAAAAAGCCCCCGGTCTTGCGACAGGGGGCTTAAAGGGTCTCTCAACCCAAGGAGAAGCAATGAACAACCAAAGTTGCGCCATCACCAAAAGTGAGTATATACTGCGCACATCGGGAAAGCAACCCGCAACTCCACTTGGATTAAATGTTAGACCACCTCCTTGACTTCGACCCCGAAGTTTTGCCTAAGTCCCAAGCGCCCTCCCCAGCGGAGAAGGCCGCGCCCGTTGAGTTGCTGAACGGCAAGATCAGTACGAGCGACTGGCTCAAGGAAATGGGAGTGCCTGACGCCGAGACCACGGTGTCCGAGTTGGAAAAGCAGCAGGCGCGGGAAACTTTCTCGGCGCTGACAACCGCATCCCCCATAAAAGAGCAGCACGACTTGGTCTCCAAGATAGAGACCCCAGCGGCCGTGCGCCATCTGGTAGGCATGCTGACCGCGTACGACTGGGAGTTCGTGCACCAAGCGCAAGAACTGCGCGGGTACGCCGTGGCCAAGATTTTGGAAGAGTGCGAGAACCCCAACTCCAACATCCGGCTCAAAGCGTTGGGCCTTTTGGGCAAGGTCACGGAGATTGGCCTGTTCACCGAGAAGATCGAGATCAAGAAAACCGACATGACCGAGGCGGAGATCGACCAGCGCCTGAAAGAGAAGCTGGCCAAGTTCATGGATGTCTCAGACGCCGACGTAACGGACCTCGTGGACATCACAGAAGTCACCCCCACCCCAATCCAAGATGACAACCAACCCGCCGCTGACGCCTGAGCAAGCTGCGGTTCTGTTTAAGAACCTTGGCAAGATGTCCTCCATGGAAAAGCTGGAGGCGTTGGAGCTTTTGGACAAGGCGCAGGACCACAAGCAAAAAAACTTGGCCCGAACCGACATGCTTGCGTTTGCCAAGAGCGTGTATCCGGGGTTCAAGATCGGGCCGCACCACAGGAAGCTGGCCAAAATCTTCACCGAGGTGATCGCCGGAACGAAAAAGCGGGTCATCATCAACATCGCGCCGCGTATGGGTAAGTCTGAGTTCAGCTCCTACCTGTTCCCGGCCTTCTTTCTAGGTAATTTCCCTGAGAAGAAGATCATCATGGGCACGCACACGGCAGGTCTGTCCGAAGACTTTGGCCGCAGGGTGCGAAACTTACTGGCGGACGACGACTACCATGGCCTTTTTCCTCAAACGCTGGTGGCCGACGATCAAAAAGCTGCCGGTAAGTGGTCTACAAGCGCTGGTGGTCAGTACTATGCTGCTGGTGTCGGCGGCGCTCTTGCTGGTCGTGGTGCTGATCTGTTCGTTATTGACGATCCTCACTCGGAGCAGGACGTTAAGGCCAACTCACGGCTGGCTTTCGACACTGCGTGGTCTTGGTTCCAGACCGGGCCGCTCCAGCGACTGATGCCGGGCGGCGCGATCATCATCGTGATGACGCGCTGGGGCAAGTTGGACCTGACCGGACGCCTGATCGACTACCAAGCCAAGAACCCAGACGCCGAGCCGTGGGAGATAGTCGAACTCCCCGCAATTCTCAACGAAGATACGGAGAATGAAAAAAGCCTTTGGCCAGAGCAGTGGCCGTTGGCTACGCTCAAGGCGACAAAAGCCAGCATTGACCCCCAGTACTGGAACGCCCAGTACATGCAGCAGCCCACCAGCAACAGCGCGGCCATCATCTCGCGCAAGTCTTGGCGCATTTGGACGGGCGACGAGCCGCCGCGCTGCGACTACCTCATCCAGAGCTGGGACACGGCCTTTGAGACCAAGAACACGGCCGACTATTCCGCGTGCACCACATGGGGCGTGTTCTACAACGAGGAAGAGGGCGACAAGGCGCAGGTGATCCTGCTCGATGCGTTCAAAGACCGCATGGCGTTCCCGGAGTTGAAGGCGATCGCACTCAAACACTACAAAGAGTGGTCTCCAGACGCGTTCATTGTGGAGAAGAAAGCCGCTGGTGCGCCGTTGATTCAAGAGCTTCGGGCCACCGGCATCCCGGTGGAGGAGTTCAGCCCCAGCCGGGGTAACGATAAAATCGTGCGTCTCAACGCTGTAGCGGACCTGTTTGCATCAGGCATGGTCTGGGCCCCAGACACGCGCTGGGCCCGTGAGGTGATCGAGGAAGTTGCATCGTTCCCCAACGGAGAGAACGACGACTACGTTGACACCACCTCTCAGGCGCTGTTACGCTTCCGAAAGGGTGGGTTTATCCCCCTTGACTCGGACGAGAAAGAAGACCGGACATTTCGGCGTCGCAGAGCGGCGTACTACTAGGAACACACATGGCGACGAACATTGACAAATCCCTTTTCCAGCAGCCCATGGGCATCGACGCCGCAGGCGAAGC